GAGCGGCCATTCGTGACGCCGAATCCGAATTGCTACGGCAACATCCATTCGTCACATGGAAATGCGTGTCGATGTGTGACAGTATACATTAGCAGGGCCGGTGCGATCTCTGCATGAATGTGAAAGGGCGACCGAAGCCGCCCTTGCACCCAACGAAGACACCCCCCATTATAGCACAAAAGGAAGTGACGGTCAATGCCGTGGAGCAATAGCAACTATCCACCAGCGTTCAAGAATCTGCCTGCTAAGCCTCGCGCCAAGGCTATTGCCCAGGCGGAGGCTATCAGGAAGAGCTGTGTGGCTGATGGTGGCGACGAAGAACGATGTTCGCGAACTGCCATTGCCACAGCACTCAGGAACGTGAAGGCAGAAGGAATTGACGTGCAAGGAATCCAACTAGCAGAGCCAAGGCGGCTAAGTCAGATCAAGGAGAACTTCGATGCTGGCGTCTATGGCATCGATGTCGCTGTTGACATCAACCATGACCACCGCAGCGGTGCGGCTGGCTGGATCAAGAGTTTGGAGGTAGGGCCATCATCTACACAGCCTGAAAAGTCTGCCCTCTTCGCGCAAGTGGAGTGGACGGACCATGGCCGAGAGATGGTGGGAAGATACAAGTATATCTCTGCGGAATTCGGTCCCTATACCGATCCGGAAACCGGCAAAACAACCCAAGACGTACTAAAGGCAGCGACTTTGACGAATCGTCCCTTTATCAAGGGAATGCAGCCGGTGGCGGTAGAGGAAGAGAGGATTGAGGTCCTTAGAGAAGGGGACTACATACACCCCATTTTGGGCGATTTAGTCATCACGACTGAGGAGCCTGAGACAAGCGAGGTTGATCACATGAATCTCGAAGAGGCACTAAGGGGTCTTGGTATTGAGCTAGAGGACGGCGAGGATGCCGCAACCAAGCTTACTGAGACAGTAACTAGCCTCAGAGATGAGATTGCAGACCTCAAGGAAAAGCTCGCTGAGGTTCCTCCTGTAACAGCGGAGGAAGTCCAAGAGAAGAATGTCGAACTAGAGGAGCTTAACTCTCAAGTAGTGAAGCTCTCAGAGACAGTCAAGGCTCTTGAGACGAGCAATCAGGCCCTCAGCGCGAAGCTTTTCGAGGCTGAGCGGGACGCATTCCTAGAGGCAGCGGTACAGGCAGGCAAGGTTCTGCCTAAGGAGCTTGATGGATACAAGAAGCTCTATGCTGCTGACAAGGAAGCAACCGTGGCTCTCATTGAGACGCTAGACCCAAAGGTTGATTTGGAAACACACGGGTCCGACGAAGGCAAGGAAATGACTCTTGAAGAGAAGGTCCTTGCTAAGGCGGACGAACTACAAAAGAGTGACACCGACTTGTCTGTAGAGGACGCGATCCTACAGGCAGACAAGCTGGTAAGGGGTGATGCGTAATGGCCACAGAGAACATTCTCTTTTCTGAGACTGTAGAGGCCAGCGGCGATCTTAGCTCCTACCAGTGGCACGCAGTAAAGTATGCCTCTGATGGCCAAGCCGAGCTTGCGGGTGCAGGCGAAGCGGCTATCGGGATCCTACAAAACGATCCAGACGCCGAGGGTGAAGAGGCTGAGGTTGGCATGATCGGAATCTCTAAGGCTGTTGTTGATGGAAACTCCGTCAACATTGCCAAGCTAGATCCGTTGAAGGTCAACGCCAGCGGCCATCTTTGCAAGGCTGATACCGACAAAGACATCTTTATTGCCCAAGCCTTGGAAGCAAGTACGGCGGATGGCGACGTCATCCGTGTTCGTCTGCTCGGATACTCAACGCTTTCAACAAGCTAGGACAGGTGAGATTACATGAACCCAACGAAGACACAGATTCATGTTGACCAAGTCCTAACCAGAATTGCCGTTGCATACAGCAATGACGAACATCTCTACTCTCTAATCGCCCCTGAGATCCCTGTGGCGTTCGAGAGCGGTAAGTACTACATCTTCACTAAGGGCGACTGGTTTAGGAATGAAGCGGCTCTAAGGGCTGCAGGAACAAGGGCTGTTATTGGCGGATTCCGCGTCACGACCGGCACATACAGCGCGGATGAGTACGCAATCGCGACGAAGCTCGCAGACCGAGACGCAGCGAATGCGGACAACATCCTCGCTCTTCGCGCCTCAAAGACCAAGTGGACTGCGAACGAGGTAAGCCTTGCCCGCGAAGTCGAGATGGCTGGAACCATCATGACGGGAAGCTTGTGGGGTACGGACAAGACCCTAAGCGCCACGTGGGACAACGCAACATCTACGCCTATTGAGGACATCCTTGAGGGGCAAGACACCATTGCGCAAAGCACTGGCAAGGAGCCTAACACAGGCATCATGGGTCGCCAGGTGTGGACGGAACTACGCCGACACCCAGACATTCTTGATACGCTTTCCGCGACCGAGCGGCAAATCGCCACTCCTGCCTTGTTGGCACAGGCGATGGATCTTAAGCGGATCCTGATTGGCCGAGCGATCTACAATACCGCGAACGAAGGACAAACTGACTCATTCTCATACGTTTGGGGCAAGAAGTTCTTGCTCTGCTACGTTACGCCAACTCCTGACATCATGGAGCCTACGGCTCTATACACTTTCATGGCGCGACCTATGAGGACACGCCGATGGAGGGATGATCCAGAAGAGGCCGAGTACATCGAGTCATCGGTTATCCTTGACTTCAAGGTTGTTGGAGCCGACCTAGGCTGGTACGTCGATTCCGCAGTAGCGTAGGAGGCGTACTATGAAGTGTAGGAGAAAGCTACGAGGGCGATTCCCTGTTGTCTCTGGGACTCAAACGATGACCGGGACATTCTCGGACACCGTTGATAACCTAGTTGATTTTGCACAGGGGATCAAGACCCTAGCGGCAAGCACTATGCTGGGGTCGTTGACGATTGGTGTCAACGATACCGGCCACGACCTGAAGGTCTTTGGTGCTACGTCTGGGAAATACTGGCTGTGGGACGAATCAGCCGACAAGATGATCGTTATTGGTGATTCTCAATTCACTGGCGCGGTTACTGTTGGCGTAGATGACACTGGACATGACGTACAGATGTTTGGTGCTGCCGCAAGTGCCTACTGGCTATGGGATGAGTCCGACAATGCGATGCTCCTAGCGGGCGATGCGAGGATTGATCTCTCTAGTTGTACGGTTGCTGCGGCGAACACTGATGGCGGCGTCATCAAGGCTGGAACGTCAGTAGCTCCTGTGACTGAAGACACAGCAGATATGAAGTTCATCTCGCTGTACTTCGACAATGGGGCTACATCAGGCGATAACCGAGGAATCTACAACCGCTTGTATCTAACTGGTGCAGGCGGAGGCGGCGAGTCACTAAGAACGTTCACCACGATTAGTGATGTGGCTGCTGGTACGGCTCATGGAATCCACGCCTCGCTGAGCTTCGGCTCAACGGGAAGCATTACGGGCCTGGGTGTTGCTGCTAGGAACACGCTTCACGTTCCTGATGCTGCTCTTTCTGGCGGAACTTATGCTGCATTGCAGCCTGAGATCTGGTCAGATGGTTCTTCATCTGACATCAGCGGAGCAACAGAGTATAGCTTCATCAGGGTCTCTAACGGAGGGGACGCTACTGGCGTTGCCAACGTTGACGACAATGCCTTCTTGCTCGCGCTTACGGGCGGATCTGTAGCAAGCGGCAATGTGATGCAAGCGAAGAGTTCTGCTGCGGTAACGCATGTACTCAGGATGAAGGGTCCGGACGGCAACACGTACTACATCATGGTGAGTGACGCTGTATAGGACTGAAGTGGCGGGGTCACAAGTTGGCCCCGCCGCATTCCAGGAGGGGAAGTGAAGCTATTCATTAAGGATAGGGGGGCATTGCTGGGTATCCTTCCGAGAGAGGGCAACATTGTGACCGTGCGTGTGCTTTCAGAGATGCGCAAGGAGCTTGGTATCTCTGAAGACGAAGCTAAGGACATTGGGCTGAAGACACAGAAAGACGGCGATCAAGTTGTCACAACATGGAATGTCAAGAAGGACACAGGAAAAGATGTGACATTTGGGGATGTTGCTTTGGGGATTATCAGGGAACAGCTTTCTGCTCTGAATAAGGCAGACAAGCTCAATGAGGATCACCTGAGGCTTTGGAGCCTCTTCATGGAGGACCGTGGCGACGACGTACCTGGATAAGGTTGATGTTGAGACCGAGCTTGGCGTAGAGTTCACTGATAGCACTAGGCCAAGCTCAGCGCAAGCCGAGCATGTCATTGAAGACATTGAGGCGGAGGTCTCTGGCTGGTTGAACATCATGGGTGTATCAACCCCAGTTTCCATTTCCACAAGCCCCATCTCCTTCAAGATTGTCAGGCAGTGGGTGCTTTGGGGGGCAGCGTCTAGGTGTCAGGACATCTATACTGGCAACACGCTAGACCAAAACCCGAAGGCGGCGATGTACTGGGAGAGGTACATACAGTGCCTTAACCAGTATATGGATAAGCCAGAGCTATTGGCTGATGCCACGCTTCTCACAAGCGAGGCTGACATTGACATCAGTTTCATTGACGAATACGATGAAAGCTACCACGAGGTCACTGTCGAACTGGACGATGAGTACTAATGTTCCGAGTCTCGTTTTCTACTAAGGGACTAGAGAAGGTCAAGGAGGATCTTGGCCGACTCTATGCGAACGCCGTAGACTTTCGGCCTGTGTGGCTCATGATCCAGCAGAGCTTCTATGGTGTGGAGCAAGAGCAATTCGCGACACTCGGCCATGGGGAATGGCCACCACTTAGCGAGAACTATGCTAGGTGGAAGTCAGAGAAGGTTCCAGGGAAACAGATGATGGAGCTAACGGGTGCCGCGAAGAGGTCTCTTACTGGCGAGACAGAGGACTCGATTGTGATCATGGAGCCTACGAGGCTAGTCCTTGGATCCAGGGCGAGGAGCGGTGCCATCCCAGGCGTTGGCGACTTTACTGCGGAACACCCATATCTTGTGAGCCATCAGATGGGCATCTACGGTAGGCCACAGAGGAAGCTGATTGATATTGGCCCTGACATCCGCGACCAATGGATGCAGATGATGAAGGCTCATATCTTCGGCACAAGGATGCTGCCAACGACACTATGATAGAAGATGTTCAAGAAGGGATCAAGAGAATCCTGACCCGCCACCTTGAGGACAAGCTAGACGGACACACGGACGACAATGACGTGATTCTCTCTCTGCCTGTTCCGAGTCAGTGGCTGATGTCGTTTGATCCGGCGACGACGGTATTCAATCGTTTCCCTGTCGGGTTGATCCTCGCGTTCCGCTCGCCGCAAGACCAGAGGCTTTCTACTGGGGTGCGGGTCGTGAGGATGCATGAAATGGCTATTGTCTACTTTGTGACGGACCAAGACCTAGACAAGCTCATGAGATTGAGGTCGAGATATGCGCAGGCGACAGAGGAGATATTCCACGACATCAACACGTCTCAACTAACAGATGGCTCTATCACGGCCATCTTTGGCATGGAGCCGATCTATGACAGGCCGCTTAGGGATGAAAGACGAACATCCTATGTTGGATCTGTATGGATCGCGTTCACTGCGCGTGAAGATGTTTCGTGGTAGGAGGCACTATGAGTAGCAACAACAAAGAGAGGCAGAGACCTGCGGGTGTGAAGGCCAAGGCAGAGGCGCGTGAAGCGGCTAAGAAGGCCAAGGACTCCAAGGAAGAAGCGCCTAAAGAGGTGAAAGATGCTAACAGAGAACACGGTTCTTCTAGCTAAGATTGAGGCAACATACGGTACGGATCCGACGCCAACTACGGCGGCTAACTTCATCAGAGTCCACAACGTCTCGATCACGCCGAACGTGACGTACCATGACACGATGGGGCAGGATGTTTCGCTGTCTCCGCTTGCTGGCACCCTCGGGCAGAAGTACTACGAGATTACATTCGATCATGAGCTAATCGTGGACAACGTATCTACGACTACTCCGCCTTGCGACCCACTACTGCTATCGTGCGGGTTTGACGATTCAGACTCAGACGGAGTTTACGTCCCGTACACGATCTATCCTAGTGGACTCAGCTCATGCACGATCTGGGTTTACTTCGAAGACATTCTGTACAAGATGACGGGATGTCGTGGCAACGTGGAATTCAACCTGACGGCGGGATCGCCAGCGATCCTATCCTTCACGCTGCAGGGCCTGTATCAGGCACCATCGGACTCTACCTTCCCAACGAGCGTAACGGACACGAACTTCTCGTCTCCGCTGGTTTGTATGGGCGGATCATTCGACTGGGACAGCAGCCATCATCCATGCATTGAGAGCTTGGCATTCAGCTTGAACAACACCATGGCTCAGCGACCATGCATGAATACCGATGCCACGCATGGCATTGGCGGGATAGAGATCACGAACAGGATGCCAGAAGGATCCTTCAACCCGGAGATGGTGAAGACGACGACGGATGATTTCCAGACGCA